CACCATGGTATTTTGAGCGACATAGGCTCTTCACGGAAAATCTTAACAGAGAAAATACATTAATAGGATTGATTCTGAATGATACTATTGATGATATTCTACCTCAGGTAGATGAAATTAAGAAATCAGAAATTGAAGAAATGATAGTCAAAGTAAATTCATATATTAAGACAACTTCAGAAAAGGTCGATAATTTGGTCCAAAAATACAATGGAATAAAAAAGGACTTTGCGATTTCTTATTCAAAAAACCCACTATTTCCAATAGCTATTGGTGTTATTAATGGTAGAGATAAAATCGATTTAATCAAACATAGAATTTACACGGATACCAAAAATCTGATGGATGCTAGAAAATGGTTAGATAGAATTTAAAATCTCATTCTTTATATCTCCATACAAATCCAGCATATGATTGGCGTTTACCATTACAACATTCAGATATTTTTAACCTATTGAGAGATGAATCTATCTTTTGTATATTTCTCATACTTTTCCATTCGGCAATTAGATTATTGTTCAAATCATACTGTAAAATGATAGATCTCTTAACATTTTTACCCAACATCGATTCCCTCATTTTATTCTTCTGTTCTTCTGTTCTGGGTTTTCTATTCCCTTTATTTCTTGGGTTATTTAATTTAGATATTCTTAATTTCTCACAATGAGATTCTTCCATTTTTTTACCATAGGCCCAATGATTAGCCTTATCATTAAAATACAATTTAAGAGATGCTCTTATCTTCTCTCTAACCAATAAATTACTACATTTATTTGGATTATTTTTTTTCATTCTATCCGAATAATATTTTTTTAATTCTATTGATTTTTCGATTCCAACAATATCTTCAAGTTTCTTACCCTTTTTCGATAGTGACATTTTGACCTTAGTCTCTAAAGAATGAAAAGTAACATCACCACAGTGTGAATTAGTTAAATTTAATCCATCATTTATCAAACTATTAATCCAGTACTTTTCTCTTAAATTAGACATCTCCACACTATGACATTCTTCAAGAATTTGAATTATTGGATAATTTCCACTATCTATCATAGTTCTTATCCATCTAGATTTATATGTATTATATTCACTACTATTTTTATTTTGGGCCTTTCGCAAATGAGTATTATATCTCCTTCGTATATTATCGGTTTGCCCAACATATCTTATTTCGTTAGTGACACTGTCCATTAGAAAATAAATGTATCTCATAAACTTATAATTTTTAGTATATATAAAGAAAGATATTGTTCCTTAGTCAATACCAATTTAATTGGCATGGTTTTTGATAATTAAACATAAAATAACATAAAGAATGAATAAAAAAGATACTATTATAGGGGTGGACCTCGGAACCACAAATTCGTGCGTAGCTATCGTTGAAGGTGGTGAACCAATTGTAATAACAAATAGCGAGGGAAAGAGAACAACCCCATCCATTGTTGGATTTACCGATTCTGATAGAAAAATTGGAGATCCAGCAAAAAGACAAGCTGTTACAAATCCAACAAAAACAATATTTTCGATCAAGAGGTTTATTGGAAAGGATTATTCAAATTGTGCCTCAGATATAAAATCTGTTCCATATAAAGTTGTTAAGACAGGATCTAATGTTCCTGGAGTTGACATAGATGGTAAAATCTACACACCACAGGAATTATCTGCTATGATTCTTCAAAAAATGAAGAAGACCGCAGAGGACTATCTAGGATGTGAAGTTACAAGAGCCATAATCACAGTACCAGCTTACTTTGGGGATCAAGAGAGAGCTAGCACAATTGAAGCAGGGCAAATCGCCGGACTAAAAGTTGAAAGAATTATCAATGAGCCAACAGCTGCGGCTCTTGCCTATGGATTGAACAAGAAGAACATCGATTCAAAAATTCTAGTTTTTGATACCGGAGGAGGTACACATGACGTATCAATTCTGGAAATAGGAGATGGAGTATTTGAAGTAAAATCAACAGACGGTGATGTGCATTTAGGTGGTGATGATTTTGATAATGAAATCATCAAATGGATGGTATCTGATTTTAAATCAGAACACAATATGGATCTTTCAAAAGATCCTATGTCTCTTCAAAGATTAAAGGATGCGGCTGAGAAAGCAAAAATTGAATTGAGCTCAACTACAGAAAGTGACATAAATCTTCCATACATCACGATGAAAGATAATGTCCCTCTACATTTTGTTAAAAAATTAACAAGATCGACCTTTGATAAAATGACTCATAAATTAGTAGATAGGACAATTGAATGTGCAAAGACTGCTCTCAAGAAAGCAAATCTAAAAGAAAGTGACATTGATGAAATAGTTCTAGTAGGTGGATCAACTCGTATACCATCTATTCAAGATGCAATTGAAAAGATGTTTGGAAAAAAGCCAAATAAATCTGTTAATCCGGATGAGGTAGTTGCTATAGGAGCTGCTATACAAGGTGCTGTTTTAACTGGTGGAATTAGTGATGTTCTTCTTCTAGATGTTACTCCACTAGATCTAGGAATTGAAACAATGGGTGGTGTATTTACAAAGCTTATAGAGGCTAACACAACCATTCCAACAAAGAAATCTGAAACATTCTCTACAGCCTCTGATAATCAACCATCTGTTGAAGTTCATATCCTTCAAGGGACGAGGCCAATGGCTAGAGATAATCGAAGTTTAGGAAGATTCCATTTGGATGGTATAATGCCAGCACCAAGAGGAATTCCCCAGATAGAAATCTCTCTCGATATTGACGCCAATGGTGTTCTATCTGTCCATGCTAAAGATAAATCAACTGGAAAAGAAAATAAAATTAGAATTGAAGGTGGATCCCAGCTTTCTAAAGAAGAGATTGAAAGAATGAGAAGAGAAGCTGAAGAACATGCTGAGTCTGACAAAGCGGAAAAAGAGAAAGTTGATAAACTAAATCATGCAGATGCTTTAATTTTCCAAACTGAAAAGCAAATCAAAGAATTCGATGAAAAGATGAATGATCAAGACAAATCAGATTTGAGATCTATAGTTGATAGTTTGAAATCTGCACACTCTAGTCAAAATATGGATGATATAGAAACATTTACTAATAAACTAAATGAAACTTGGTCTAGAATCAGCACAAATCTTTATCAGCAAACTTCTGATTCGTCTCCAAGTGGAGATCAAACACACGATGTAAATTATGAAGAGGTAAAATAATCTCATCCAGATTACATAATCAAATTACTTTAAATTATCCCCTCGAATAAGAGGGGATAATCGTTTATATATAACGTATGTTGATAACAAAAGAACTGATCATATCTATATCAAATAATCAAAAAACTAGATATTTAAATTTAGGATACGAAATAATAAATGGGAAATCAACAATAAAAATAGAAGATTTACCCAAATTCAGTAGACATACTTATGTTTTCGCCAATTAAAAATATCATATCATCTTTATACAAAGTGCGTATCTCAAATTGAAATCTACACTTGTCAAAATTGCAAAGAAGAGAAGAAAAAGTTAACTAATCTCCAAAAATTTGGACACGAATATGCATCGAAAAATCCAGAAATAAAAAAAAATGTTCTTGAAGATATATTTGTTGACGTTGAGGATGAATTGGGAATAAAATTGGGCTTTGGTTTTTATGAATTCAATCCCGAAAATCCGAATAGCTATAAGATGTTGGAGCCATCTGGTGAAAGATCAATTTTTTATACAACTCATGTTTATAAATATGGTTATTTTTCTATAGATTGTTATGATCGGTCAGAAGGAATCGACCTTTCTAAATCAAAAACCTTCCCAAAGTGTGTAAAGAGGATATATCAATCTTTTGACTATAAAATTGAAATTGATACAGAAATAAAAGATGACTATATATCCGCAATTATTGTTTTGAAAGAGGCTCTGCAATGATATTTAAAATGGAAATCCACCATTTCTGGTGGATTTCATACCGAACACGGCCCTTCCAAGATTACTTTACTTTAATCTGCTTTGACTTCTTAGCAGGTTCCGATTTTGGATCAAGTGGATTATGGGTATAGAATTTTACACCCGAATTTATCATTGATATAATTTCAGATTCGTCTTTCCAACCTTCATATCTATAGGAATATGATGTTAAGTTGGGGTCATTGAATTCCTTTTCAAAATTAGATTTGAGTCTGGTGTAGAATTTTGATAGATCATCGTTTCTACCTGTTAGGATATATTCGTTTTGGGGTGTCATTGATTAAGGCCTGTTTTGAGATATTTGAAGTATAAATTCTTTAAATTTGTCAACATTTTCAATTTCTATTAAAAGGTGATCTAGTGGGTTGGAGGATAATAAATTATCTATTTCAGAGAATGATTCTGGTGTCAATTTTCCTAAATCTTAAGAACTCTTTTTCTAATCCCGTCATCAATCAATATAATAAGTATTATCCGGTGGAACAAAATTATATTTTGGATGTGGCTTTAAAACACCCAACCAGTATAAAAAATCCAGCCAAATTGGTGGTATCTTCTGATCAAATTGATCTATTGGAATATAGTATCGACGAACACCAGAACTATCAGTATAAGAAAATGGTGGAGTCCTTTCAAATGGATGTAGGGCCTGAACTCTTATGTAGGCATCAACGAGTGTCATTTTTCAATTTGGTTTATTCTTAAATCTCTATTATATTGAAGTACTACTGGATGATTGTAAACATCACGTATATCTAGATGTCTATATTCAAAAGATCCCATTATATCACCAGTTCGGTCAGTGAAGCTAATTCTTAGATGGCTATCATTCAAGACAAAAGCATTATATATAACTCCCTCATGATAGGGTTCAAAGTGAGATTTTAATATCTCTCTAACTATCCATTGATTAATTTCCATATCCATTATAGTAAAATTTCTATAAAAAGTGTATAATCTATTTCAACTTCTTCCGCATCATTATTGAATGTAAATGTTTTTGGAGCAAAAAGCACTGATTTGTATTCAATATTACATTTTCGCAAGGCCGATTTGACTTCCTCAATCAATTGGAAAATAGTTTCCCAAGTATTCAATATGGATTCTTTTGTAGATCCATTTTCTGTGTATGACATCATCGATTGATCGGAAACAATTAATAAATCTTTGATTA